GTAAGTAAAGAGTTCGTGGGGTTCGTGGTGGTGCCGACCAAGAGCCCGCCATTTGTGAAAGAGAGCGTGGAAGTTCCATTGAGTCCCCCAGACACGCTCGCCCAGTAGGGGAAGTTGTTCACGGTTATGGGGGAAGAGGTGGAGACGGAGCCGCCGGAACTTCCCGCAACAGTGATAGCTCCAGAAGATGTTGTAATAGTTATATTCGTTCCCGCGGTAAGATAGTTTGCGTTATATGTCCCAGATGAATTTCCTATAAAAATCTGTCCTGATTTAGGAATAGCACTCGTCCCCGTACACCCGGCAGCAGGAAAACAAACCGTGGCGGAAGATACATCTCCGAAAAGAAAGAAGAGTGAGATAACCGCACCGAGGGAAAAAGCAAACGGAAAGATTTTGAGAAGCTTGTTCTTCATTTTATATAATCAACGAGAATAATGGCATCTGCATGAGGAGCACTTGAAAAGGTTATCGTATTTCCCAAAGAGAAAACATAATCTTTTCCTGCCCCGGACTGCTGGCACATCCCATCAAGGAACACGTCTATGGAAGAAAGAATTACGGTTGATGCCGTGGTAAAGACGGCGTTTATTCCGTCCACCGCACCCGCCGGAACTTCTCCCATAACAAGGTGAGCCGCGATTTGCCCCCCGGTCACGACCGCAACTTCCCTTTTATTTGCGAAGGCCATTTTTCTTGTATTTTTCCTTCATCGAGCGGTACATATCGGAAACCAATTCTTTCACAATCTTGATTTCCTTCTCGTCTTTGAAAACCTGTCTCTCGCGTTCCCCAACCTTCTCCTCCCTTACGGATAATTCCTTCTTGAAAATTTCCAAGAACTCAATGTGTCTCTGAAGAGTTTTAAGTTTTAGAGAAAGGATTTCAAATTCTTTCTCTTTCTGTTTTTCAAGAACGTCCCATTTTACGGCGCAATCATTCAGGGACTTTCTCGCCTTTTTCAAAGATTCGGAAAGTTCTTCCGAACTTTTCGACAGAGAAGAAACTTCTTTCTCAAAATTCTCCTTTTCTTTTTTCAAGAATGAGCACCGGGAAGAAAACTCTGAAAGTATAATTTGCTGGGAATCCTTTTCGCTTTCAAATTCTTTCTGAAGAGTTCGCATCCTTCCTTCAAGAACTGATATTTCCCTTTCCTTCTCCAGAATTTTATTCTTAAGTTCTTCCACTCGTGAAGAAAAAATTCGATAGAGAGAACGAATATCCTCAAGTTCTTTTTCCTTTCCCTTTATATCTCGAAAAACCTCGTTCCTCCTTTTTCTTTCAACAGAAATCTGGTGGACAATAAACGAGAGGTCTTTCTGGAAAGATTCAATGTGCTCTTCTCCCACACTCAATGTTTTTTATTTTTCCTGCGGTTCGACCTTTGATAGAACTGCCGGGATTTTTTGCTACCTTTGTTGGTGTAGGCCATTAGTTCGTTCTAAACCCAAGGTTAAGGGTCAACGCGCCCCCGGTCTGGGTTCCCGAACCCGTGACAGTAACCTTGAGAGCTTTATATGCTCCTATCGGAAAGTGATACACGACAACGGCGTTTGCAGTCAGAACGATAGAGAACGCATCAAGCGTTGCAACACCCGTTGAATCCGTTTCAACAACCTCCTGATACCAATCTCCCGAACCGGGATTCTCAAGATACGAACCGTAAATTTTAATGGAGACGTTCGTCAAGGAGCCCTTCGTGAAATTGATATAAAGGGTCGCCTGCGTATTCCCCGATACCTCGGCTGTCGCAGAAGAATCAACATCAAGCCCTTTCACGGTGATAGCGGCGGTTTCGGACGTGGGAACCGCGCCTGCCGCCGCGACATAGGCCGTCGCAAGTTCTACCGACGAAGAAAATCGTATGGTTTCCATGTTACTCAATTTTCTTTTTTGGGCGGCCTTTCGGTTTTGGCGTCACCGCATCAACTGGCTCTTCATTATTTGCCGGTTCAATCTCTCCTCCTTCCTTCTCATCCTCTTCTCCTTCCTCCTCTTCCTCTTCAGAATCATCTTCACCACCCTCTTCATCAATACCCAACCCTTCTTTCTCCTCCTCCGGAATTCCAGTATTCACCGGTTCCTCCGCTTTCACCGGCTCCTCAACCGGCATCAAAACCTTTCCCAGATACAACGCCAGAAGCCTCTGATAGACTTCAGGATTCAACTCAACCGAAACTGAACGGGGAGCAATATCGACTCCCTCGAAATTGAACCTCGTATCTGTGATATTTTTTACTCGATAATCCATAGAACTGTAAATTGGTTTTTATTCGACTCCCGGTTTCTTTTGAAGGAGAAACCGGGAAAGAACCTTCAAATCAGGACGCCCTACTAAACTGACCTCCCGATGCGCCGCCGGATGCCGTAATCTCCTGCGAATTCCCGGCCATGAAAACCGTCGCGGGAACTTTAGCGCCAGTTCCAGCTGCCTTAAACGTATATCCATTACCCGCAAACTGGTTGTTGGCAAGGACGCCAACGCAACCCGTCAAATCCGCAAAAAGAAGGACAGAACCACTCCCTATGTCGGGGAATGCCGTGAATACGTTATTTCTTATGATAACACCGTTCATTCCGCTACCTGCCCCAAGATACAGATTGCAGTCCGTATTCGCCGCAGGGCCGGAGAAGATATTATCCTCTATGACAACATCTTGAGGAACAACGGAATTTCCCATAAGGACAACATCTCCAACATTCTTATAGAACCTGTTTCCACTAATGAGAACTTGCCATGCGGCGCCTCCATTTGTTGCCGACCACTGAATCGCTCCTCCCGTTCTCGCGTCAGTTGCGGTAGTCCCGACGCAGTTCTTGAAGAAGCAATTCAATATGACAGTTCCAAAAGCAGTCTTTGTAGAACCATCGTCATCCAACGAAATTCCTCCTCCAGTTGAACCTGCCCCATTGAAGGTAATCCCATAAATCAAACATCCGGGAGCGCGAACCGTCAGAAGGGCAGCAGTGCCTGACCCTTTTTTAATCTGCGGTTGCCGTCCCTGTGCCCGTTCGCTTGCAACGCCAATAAGAGACATACCATCTTTCGCCGCAGGAATAGTCAGGGCCTCGGCATAGGAAACAGGGTCTGTCGCTCCCGTCGCCATTGAGCGAGCCTTAATGTAAATCACAGCTCCTCTCGCCGCCGCCGCAATAGCCGCCGCAATCGTCTTCATCGGAGAATCCGGAGAATGCCCGTCCCACGTATCATCTCCATTGTCTCCGTCAACGAAGAAGATGTTGCCTCCTGCCGTCTTGTTATCCCATGACGTACCCGCGAACATATCAACCAAACCGCTTCCCACTATGGGCGAGGCGTAAATCCCCGCCGGAAATCTTGTTAACATTGAAGTATTTTATTGATTATTTTTTCCGACACTTCCCGATTATCGAAGTGAATCGGGATGAAACCTTCCCTGACGAGCATCTCATTCTTTCCATCAAACTGCTCATGCCCGTCAATGTCTATCGCACACCTCCCTACAATGAAATCAACTTCTCGACCTTGAATCTTGACCTTGGCCTTGAACGGTATCCGATGCTTTTTCAAAAGCTCCGAGAAGCGTCGCTCGGCCTTGGTGCTTTTCAATCTTGAAAACTTTAATAATTGTTTCCTCATATCTCTTGTGGCCCTATCTTGGAGGAAAAAGATTCGGGAATAGTGAGGGGGGTTTTCGAACCCCCGAAACGCTTATTCTCAAGATAAGATTTTAAGCGCCAGCGTTACAAACTAAACCGCGCCAGTCATACGCGCCGACCTTATGCTCGAAGGAAATATCGTGCACGAACGTTTTCACGTTCTGGTCGAACCACGTCTCGTTGGTTACGGCTCGGAACATCACGTCCTTCAGAGGCGAGAACATAGCGTCAATAATGAAGTGTGCCGTATTTGACCCGCCATTGGAGGCGGACAAGAAAGGAGACGAGACGAGAATCCATCCCACTCCCCTCCACACGTTCACATTATTATTCGCCGCATCCACTACCCATTCGGACTCGATGTTTTCTTTCGCGCGTTTCACCTTTGCGGGTGGAACACAGAAATACTTCATCCCTCCTCCCATCGGCATCGGTTCCCCGATGTCGTCCGTCTGATTCTGCAAAACCAAAATCATGGACTCAATGGAAGTCGGCGTGATGTCAGAAGCCGTTACCAAGTTTGACTGGACAGTCGCACTGCCGGAGACAACGACTTTCGTCGGGTGAGAAGCCGAAGCCAAGTACACTCCGTCCCCGTAGTCGAACAAATGCTTCACCGAGGCAATCGATGAAAAAGCATAATTCAACCGCGAGAACTTGTGCCTCGCCCTCGTATTCTCCGCCGCCACCTGAAGTTTCGCCGCTTCATTCAAAGCTTTTTGGTACTTCGTATCGCGCCGTTCTGCGGACTGCCGAGTCACCTTCACCCTGCGGGTGAAGAGAAACGGTTCCACAGCCGTAATAAACGAAGGTACGTAGTCGGCCGCAATGAATTCCTGCGCTTCTTCCGTGGGTTGCAATTCGTTGACTCCCGTGACTTGGATTGCCTCTTCACGTTGCTTTCCGTAAGCGCCTACTTCCTCAAACAAGGCACCCGTCTTATTCGTGGCATCGAGATAGACGTTCGAGTTATATGAGGCCAACTGTTTCTCGGCTTGGTCTATGGTAACCGCGAACTCCGCCCGTACGCCGCGCAAGAGGATGTCTATAGATTTGGATGTAATCATGTTTTAAGAAATTACGCTTTGCTTGGAATGCCCGTGAGTTGGAACCGGCAGATAATCCGTTTGGAAGCGGAATCTTCCGGGTCAACCCCAAGAGAAAGAAT